GGTGTCAGAGCCTGGGACCTTGATGCCTGGCGCAGAAGCCGCCATCCCACGATTGATCTCATCAATGATGTTGTCCAACCTACGCTGCGCAGGCGCAGACAAGTCAACACCAATCTCATCTGCCCTAGTAATTAATTGACGGCGTAGCTTTGCAGCTTCCAATACAGGTTGTTGAGTGACAATATTTGGTAATCCAGTAGTTACCTTTTCTTCAATGTCCTGCAACAGACGCATCTGGTCAATAGGCTTAGACATTTTTTTGTACTTGCTCATGTACGCGGCGTAACCAGGTGCGGCGGCCTCAATCACATCATCAATTGATCTAATTACGTCTGCAAGTTGACCCTTTGCAAGACGTAGACTTGGAATATCTTGGTTGTATTTACCTTGTGCTGCTGCGGCCAAATCCTTGCGAACCTCATACAACTCTTGCGGATTTCTAGCCTTTGCAATTCTGCTTGTCGCCCAATTCATTGCATTCTCAACATCTAGACGCACTCCAACTGGACTATCCATGACGTTCTTAACTGCTTGATTAACTACCAAATCAATTGAACTTTGAAATATTTCTGGTTTAACAGTTACAGCACCAAACGCCTGCTCCCTCATTGGAGTAGTCAAGCCTTCACGCTTTGCCTCTGCCCTCGGAATAGAACCTGGTCCACCAGATAGACGGCGGTAGGCATCAAGCAATGCCTGCTGGTTAGAAGTTATCTGCGCCCCGAAAGCACCAGACTGATCTAATCCCCTAATCGCCGTCTCCGCACCCGCAAGACCTGGATCGTAGGCAGCACCCGCAACAGTTGGCCTGACGCCAGGAACAAGCGGTGTAGCCTCTGCAAGACGTGCCTGCGCAGCGGCAGGGTTAGTGGCCAGCTTATTGAGAACGCCGCCAATCATTACTTGGCGTCCTTCCTCGGTGAACGGTTGCACCAACGTCTTAGGCGCGCCGATTACGCGCTGAGTAATGGGTAGCTTGGGACCACCAGGCGCCACCATTCCCGCAGCCAACGAACCGGCCATCTGACCGGCAGTGCCTACGTCACCCTCGCGCAGCATCCCGCCAGCGCCACCGGCCAGCGCAGCGCCCGATACCTGTTGCGCAGGATACCGAGCAAGCAAACCCAAGACTTCAGGCGCGATACCGGCAGGCTGACCCGCCATCTGCCGACCTGCGAGCATGGTCGCGCCCATCTGTCCAGACCCACGCGCAAAGCCTGTCGCGCTTGCGCCAGCACGGGTAATGTCCTGCACCACTCGCTCTGTTGGCGTTGCAGCCTCCGGCAGCCCAGCCCTCGTCATCAGGCTTTCCATTGACTGTGATGGCGTAGGCACGTTCGTACCCATTGCGCGGTTGTAGAGTCCAACCAGAGGGTCACCTACCATCTGGCCAAGTCCTACGCCCAAAGCGCCAACGGCAGCGCCAGGGGGACCGGCCATCATTCCACCTAAAGTAGCACCGGCTGCAACCGGACCAACTGCACGCGCAGTAAGCCCAGCCTGGCGCAGTAACTGGTCTGCCATTGATGGAGTGGTAAGTGGCTGGTCCTGTCCACCACCAGCACGGATTGCAGCAACTCTTTGTTTTAACTCTGGAGAGTCAGGCGCAACATCGTCAGGGATGTTGTTGATAATGATGCCGTCTTTAGTGGTGATTGAATATGGCATATCAGTAATCCACAGTAATGATTTTAATTCCAGCCTTTGATGCCTCTGGCACTTTGCGTTTATAGGTTGAAGATAAATTCTCTTCAGCGCGTGTAGCCATATCCTCAAGCACCGTGATCTGTTCATTCATTGCGGCGCGTGAAGTGAAAACACCAGAGAATGATGCTGGGTTAGTGAGTTGCTGTTCAATGATTCCCATGTCTGGGCCAGTCAATGCGCCAAGATCGTACAAATCCTTGACACCCATTAGCAGAGACTGATATTTTCCGCGCATCCTTGCAGTGTCTGATCCTGTTGGTAATGGAATCTTTGCACCAAAAGGTAAAGGCACTTCACTTGGGAATACCGTTGTGTTGGATTTAACCTCTGCTTTGTATGCAGAAATGTTGCCCTTCAAATTGTTTAACTTTTTGGCAGCTTCAGAAAATGCTGCTGGGGCTTCTTTAACTGGTGGCATCAATTGCGTACCGGCAGCGCCCATGACCGGCATCGCAGCACCGCCTGGAGACTTAGGAACATAGGTAAAACCTTCTGGCGTCTCTTTGATCTCATAATTACCACGGGCAAATTCAGCCTGACTGATTCCAAGACGCTGTTGTTCCATGCCTAAACGTTTTTTCTCCATATCAAGACGCGCCTGCTCAACTGGACTAATTCCAGTGCCAAACCTCTCGCCGCCCTTTAGCGCAGACTTGTCAATGGCCGTCATCACGCCATCAACAGTCTGAAGAACAACCTCACGCTGCGGACCGAATCCCTCCATCGGGCGAATGGTTCCGTCCTTGAATTGCTGAACAAGCATAGGCTTGCCTTGAGAATCAGACACTTGGAAGGGCTGCCCTGTAACCTCTACCCTTGGCGTAAGTTTCTGCGCCATATCAAAGAATTTGCTTGCCTGTTCGGGGTTACTTGCAGCGTAGACATCGGCCAGCTTCATGTACTGCTGCGCCTTAAATTCTGATGGCGATACACCCTCTGGAGCTTGCTGACCTAAGAATGTTCCTACCGTCTGCTGCATCTCTTTAGAACGCTTTGCCTCATCCAACTTCTGCTTAGTCAGCAACCCAGCAAGACCCTGAGTCTGCGCCTGCTGGTAACCCGTCTGCCCAGCCCCATACGCCTCGCCCAGAGCCTGACCGATACCGATAGGCACGGCGCTTGGGCCAGACGCCTTCAGTAGCGCCATAGCCGCCTGCATAACGCCCTGGTTCTGCATACGCTTTAATTGCTCTGGGTCTAGGTAAGACTCAAAGCCGCTAGATGGCGCATTGCCAAACAGCAGGCCGCCTAAGTCAAAATCTGCCATGATGTTGTTCCTTTAACCTAAGAGTCCGAGTAGCGCGCCGAAAGCAGCGCCGTAAGGACCGCCAACCTGGTAACCGGCAGCAGCACCGCCCAAAGCACCAGCACCCACGTTGCGCGTGTATGGTGTAGTCGTTGTAGTGCCAAGGTTTGGCAGTCCCATACCCAAAGCAGACTGCGCAACCCGTAGTTTCTCAATGCCAATATTGCGTTGCGCGTCCATCTGATCTTGCAACAACTTTTGGCGTGCTCCACCAGCACTTATTACCGCATTAGCGCCACTCATGCGCAGACCCTGCTGTAGTTGCCCAAGGTTGCCCAACTGACTAGCAGCACCCAGCCTTAACTGAGCACCGGAAAGACCAGCACCTTGATTGGCAAGCATTGCCTGCTGCTGGCGTGCAAGGTCTTGCTGCTGCGCGGCCATCGCCTGGTTGAATGCATTCTCGTTTAGCTGCGTAGAAAGCCTACCGGCCTGCGTGCCATAGCCCAGGTTTGTCTGCGCCTCGGCTACACCCTGACGCGAACCGCCGAAGGCTCTTGCAGCACCAGCTTGCGCCGCAGTCTGGCGTATAGCGTTCTGACGTGAAGTCTCTAAGTCCGCTAAAGCATTCTCACGCACATATTGCGTGTACGGGTTCATGTAGCTGCCGATACTTCCGGCGCCACCCATGCCAAGGTTTGCTTGTGCAGCATTGACCATCGCCGGTTGATAAGTACCCTCTACCCCAGTGCGGTATGTGGCCTCATCAACAGTACCAAGGCCAGGGCCCGCAAGTGCAGTGTTAACTAACTGCTTCTCTCCGGCCTCGTACAGAGGATTGAACCCAGCAAACTCTTGCACGGGTAGCGCACCAGCAACACCCTGCGCCTGCTCCAAGTTAGCTAAGAATGCTTTCTTTAGATCGGGGTCGATGCTCGTCGTACCCGTAGTGCTTCCACCTTTGCTCATATCGTACCCCTTTACATTTCGAGCAAGCCGCGTAGCTTGCCCTTAGAAATCTTGCCGCTGTTGATGGCGTTCATTAACTCGATGCCGTACTTCTTTACAGCCTTGTCGTTGATGACAAACTCGCCAGACTTCAGCGTTGCGTAGCCATCATCTGGGCCTGATGGATTTGGACCTTGCAAGCGGTTCATGGATACCGGACCGCCTTTTGCGTAGCCGCCGCCACTATCGCCACCAGCATCACGGCTGCCCCAGCCTCTGTTATCACCGCTGTTATCACCACCATAACTACCGCCGTAACCGCCACCGCCGCCGCCTCTACTGTATCCCTCGTTGCTGTAGTCATTAAATGAAGGCAAGTCGGTAGTGGTAATCGGGCTATACGTTACAGGGGTCGCAACTGCCGCCTCTGGCGTTGCTACTACAGGGGTAAAGCCGCTGCCAACATTAACGTCATAACGTGGTATTGCTGCATCGCTTACCGGCGTCGCTAGCAACCCCAACTGCTGTGCAAGTTGCTGCATTTGCATAGGGTCTTGTGCAGTGTTTCCGGTATTGATTTCGCTCGTAGCATTTGGGGTAATTCCCCGCGCAATAAGTCCCTGATTTTCAACAAATTCTGGGTTTAAAAATTTCTGTACTCCCCCTAGAGTTGTATAACCAAATAGCTTTTGCGCGCCTTGCACAAACTTTGCCATACCAGGATTGTTCGCGTAGTAATTCGCTTTCTGCGCGTCACTAAGATTTTCCCAAGCATCAGGATCGTTTCTCTCATCCAGTTGCTCTTGGCTTAACCCGCGAGTCCAAGGACCAATAGAACTAAATTCTGGTATCACTCCAGAGCCAGCAGCCTGGGAAGCAGCAGCAACACGCTTGTACAAGTTAGGGTCATACCCACCCATCGCACCACCAGCGCCAGCGCCGCCGGTTGTGCCACCACCACCTGTTGCACCGCCTGATCCACCACGGCCACCTGATGCGCGCATCCGAGCCAAGATGTCCTCATACGGACCCTGATTTGCATACGGCAGGTAAGTCCCAAAGTATGACCCCCCCGGAATAGAGACGTTGTTTGCTCTTTGATAATCAGTGATGCCACCTAGACTCATATCGTGCCCCTTACAAGTTCTTGCTCAAAATAAACCACTTAGGTTCGTATCCTTCATCGCGCAGAAACGTCTTGGCCCAGCCTTTACGTCCTGCGAGAGTGACTCGCGTGCAACCTAAACTCTTACCCCAGCGCTCGATGTGTGGTCGCATCAGCTTGAGTTCATCTAGGTCGCCGCCAGCCAAGAAGTAGTGCAAGTTCTTGATTTGCGGGTAGACAATGATCTCGGTCACCACCACCGACTTGACGCCAGGCCAGACTTGGAATCTGTCCTTGGCCACCCCATCGGCAATGTCATCAAATGTGTGTGTACCTTCTGAGTATTCTAAAGCCGATTCGACATGGTGGCGCAGCCTTACAAGCTCGTCCACGTCTGTCACCGACGCCCACCAGCCGTAGCCTCCAGCCGCATAACCCCAACCCGCCAATCGGCCAAGGTGTTACCCGTGACCTTCATCTCAACCTGGCGCCCAGAGAACCGGACGCTGGTAGGGTTTGCCGCCGTAAACGGCCCAAAAGTAGACTCCGCGCCTGTTGGGTAAAACCTTGACGTGAAAGAAACAACGGCCTCGCCCAAGGTCTGCTCGTCAGGAATCACCTGCCTGACGTTCATTATGTTTTCTCCGGTCCCCAGCTCAATGGGTCCAGATTGCGCGTACAGAACGGCAGAGTCATAGTCAAAGCCCACCTCGTGCTCGTAGATGTACCCGCTGCTGTCTACCATGATCGGGTAGGTGTACACGCCAGCATCCGTACCCGATAGGCGAGACAATGTTCCTATGTTCCAGTGACCCTCGCGGTAGTTGTACGTTACATAAGAGTCGTTCTCGTTGTTTGCGTTTGATGGGTAGAACCACCATATCTCACCAAATTTACTATTGTGAACGGCATAGACTTTTGACTTTTGCGTTAGGTTTATGTCGTTAAAAACGTAGTCTGATACATCGCACGGCAGTGGCTTGACGTACCCGTCGTATATCCAGAACCCGCTACTAGACATCCATATGGCGGCAGTGTCGATAGCTGCCACTGACTGCGCCGAGATCAACCCGCACCCGCTACCGGCCTTCTCAAACCCGTACACGAACGGAGGCCCAACATATTGAGCCGTGTGTACGTCGACGTCAGTAAACAGTAGGTTCACACCCTTGACGCGCTTACCCGCAATTAGAGTCCCCGTTGTGGACAGCTCGTAGTCACCCGCCAAATTGTCTATCGCCGCAGTCCAAATCGTGTTGTTCTCTTGATCGCACCAGGCAACCTTGCGCGGGTTACCGCCAGCACCTAAAGCAAACATGATCCGGTCAGCAGTGACCATCACCGCCTTGTTGCTTGTCGGTGCGTTTGTGATAACCGCTGCCAGAGTAGGCGTTGCAAACCCTAGCTGCCACTCGTACAGTTTGCCGTCTGCATTTGAGCAAGCAATTAGGTACTCACCCCAGGTATCCATCGACCAGGTTGTTGCGCTCACTATGTCACCCAAGTCAGGACGCTGGACGCCATAGGCGAAGTCTCCGTAGGTGCTGTACCCGTAGCCGGTGTAAGACGTAGCGTCAGCAATGCCTGCGGTAAACCCTGTGGGCGTGATCTCTTTGAGAGTGCCGGACTCGCTCATCACATAAAGTTTAGTGTGCGTACCGGCTGCAATCCAACGGTCATTGCTGTTATCGCGCCAGGTAATCAGTCCCCTGGTCTTTCCACTCATCGCCGTCTGCGCAGTGACCCGCTTACGCCACCCGTTAACAGGTCGCAGCGTGTTCTCGTACCAGCGAACCAGGTTAGCGTCAAACCAGCGCCCAGATGACTGGTACTCAGTGCCGTTACGGTAGATGCCTGGTGGTATTTTCAAGGGTATGT